TACTGCTGGTGGTGCAGTAACATCTTTGCAACTTGCTGCATCTGGAAGCGGTTATGCAAACGGTTCTTCAACCACTTCAGCTGGTTCTGGTTCTGGTCTTACAATAACTCTTACTGTTGGAAAAGTAGGAAACGTAGTTATACCAACAAGTCACGATTTTAGGCATGGTGAATCTGTTACTATTGCTGGTTGCACCGCAGAAACAACTTTTAATAATACATTTGCAGTCATAGGAACCAACTCTCAAAGCGCATTTAGCATTGCTGCAAATTCTGCCGCAACCCAAAGCCCAACTGCGGCTAGCTCACTCACAACGACTTTGATTGTAGATGCTTCTCAAAATTGGAATACAAACGAGCATGTCGGAAGAGTGGTATTCGTACAAGCATCGGGAACGTTGACAAGTAACTTGGGTGCCAGACGTATTACCGCAAATACTGCAACAACATTAACTTTGTCGTCAGCAATTTCAGCAATGACAAACGGACAATCTCGTTATGTGATTCAAGAAGCACGACCATTCGGTGCGATGTGCATAGATAAAGTTGCAGAACGCTCACCAAACGGATGGACAACTTCCGGTACAGCAACTACGCTAGTTGACACAACCAAAAACTGGAGAATAAATCAATATCAAAACTGCCGTGTTAGAATTGTTTCAGGAACGGGAGAAGGAAATGATGTTGTAATCACTTCCAATACTGCAACGACTCTAACCGTGGCTTCTTGGAACGTCGCAACACCAGATGCAACTTCAAAGTATGAGATTATGGACTCGTATGGAATAGTAACTACTGGTGCAGGAACAACAACTGTTACTGATGCAAATAAAAATTTCCCAACAAACTATCTGGCAGGAAAAAGAATTCGTTATATTGCTGGAACCGCTTCTTCTTCTGCTGATACAGCAACCGTAGAAGTTTCAGTAACGTCAAATACTGCGACAGTAATTACCGTACCTACATTGACTGCCAACGCCACAGATACATTCTATGCAATTTATGAAATTCCAGCAAGAAGCACAGGTACTAATATAAAATGGCTGTTTGGTCTTTCCGATGTGAATACAAAAGGAAGATGGTTGATTTCTCCCCGTGGTGGTGCTTCAAATATTTTTGATATATTTGATATCCCAACATCAACTTGGGAACTCACGCCATTCATTACACCAATTACAACTACTTTGACTACGGGTTCCATGTATGTCTATGACGGAGTTGATTCGTATTATTTCACCAAAGATAATACAAACCGTATTTATGAACTAGACCTTTCTACATTCCAAGTAGAAACAGCAACATCTATTCCGTATACTCATAGCACAGCAACCCTCAGCAATAAATTTGAAATTGTAAAAACTGTTGATGGTTTAACATATCTGTACGTCATGCGTCATAGTGGTCAGGAAATGTGGAGAACCTTGAAGTTCTGGTGAAATTAAAATGCCTGTTGATTTTCCAATAAATCCATCTATAGGTACAACACATTCCATATCCACAAACGAGTGGATATATGATGGTTATGGTTGGAAAGCAAAAGATATTAGTAGTAATTATGTTCAATCCTTTAACGGACTTACTGGCGCAATTCAGGGAGTATCTGCTGCTATAGCGGGAACTGGAATTTCTGTCAGCGGTGCTACTGGGTCTGTGACTATTACTAATACTGGTGTTCGAAGTTTCAATGGTTTTACAGGTGCAGTATCTGGTGTCTCTTCATTAAATACTTACACAAATAATATTACTATTGGTTATGGTTCTGGAATAACTGTATCTCCTGCAACAATGGATGAATCAGGTAATGTCTCGTGGGTTATTAGTAATAGTGGTGTTCTTTCTTTTAATGGTAAAACAGGTGCTGTTCAAGGTGTTTCTGCTGCTGTTGCTGGATCTGGTATTAGTGTATCTGGTGCTACTGGTACTGTAACAATTACCAATTCAGGTGTCACTGGTATTAGAGGTGGAACAGGAATTTTTGTATCTTCTACTACAGGACATCCAACTATTGGTGTAACATTGGCATCAGGTCAGTCTTTTATAGGAGCAGATGTTAACTTAACAACTGCATCAACATGGTACAATGTTACAGGTCTAACATTAGATGTTGGAACATGGTTTGTTACTGGTAATCTTACTTGCATTCGTGGTGGATCGGGTACAAGAGTATTTTCTATTCAATTAGTAGACACTACTCCAACCACATATGCTTCTGCGGCTCAGGGTTTGGCATCAGTATCAGGAAATTCAGTACAAATTGCTTGTTCAGCTATAATTACAAATGCTACATCAAAAAGAATAAATTTGCAAGGAATGACTAATACAACATCTACTCCATCAGATTATGCTGGATATTACGAACCTCAAGTCGGGGCTTTAAATGCAAGTGGAATAGTAGCCTTTCGTATTGCATAATATATATTTTATTAATTGACTTGATTTAGTTTTATGTTATACTGTGATGCATGACTACCTTAAAGATTTACAAAATTCATCCTAATGCGGTTCTTCCAAAACACGCCACACAACAAGCGGCGTGTTTTGATATTTCAGCGTGTGGCGATACCACTGTTCCTGCCCGACACACCATGCCAATTTCAACTGGTATAATTTTAGATATTCCAGTTGGTTATTCTGTGCGTATTCATCCACGCTCAGGATTGGCTTACAAGAAAGGAATCACTCTTCTAAATGCAGAAGGAATCATTGATTCTGACTATACAAATGAATTGATGGTTCTTCTGTATAATACATCTAATGTGCCTTTTGTTGTTAAACACGGTGATCGTATTGCTCAGGGAGAATTGATGAAGAATCTTGACTATACAATCGAAGAGTGCTATACTGCTCCTTCACAGAAAACCGACCGTGTTGGTGGGTTTGGATCGACAGGAGTTTCTACATGAAGCGCGAAGAACTTTTTCAACATCATCAAGAACTTTGTAAGACTGCTTTGGCTATTATGATGAAGAAAAATCATGATTATGCCGGTAGTAAAGGAGGAACACCATTTGCCAATTTTGAACGATGTGAAGCCATGGGTGTTTGCTCTACTGAACAAGGCTTCTTAGTTCGTATTATTGATAAGGTTTCCCGACTTAGTACATTTGCAACAGATGGCAAGTTAGTTGTTGAGAATGAAGGCTATAATGACGCCATTCTTGATATCATGAACTATTGCATTTTGTTCTCTGCATATGTAAAATCAAAGTCTGAAACCGAATGAACTTTTACACAAACGCATTTGTCTATGGAAATAGTGTTCTTGTCCGCGAGGTGAAGGATGGTAAGCGATCTTCCGAGAAGATTCAATATCATCCTAAACTTTACATCAAGGGTAAGAATCCAACACACACAACTCTGATGGGTGTTCCTGTCTCTGAGATGGAATTTGATTCCATGTCTGAAGCCAGAAACTTCTCAAAGGAGTATGAGGATGTGTCGAATTTTGAAATCTATGGAAACATGGATTTCGTTTATCCATTTTTGGCAGAACGATATCCCGGTGCGATTGACTACGACTTCACAAAGTTGCGCGTAGCAATCATTGATATCGAGACAGAGTGCGAGTCTGGATTCCCTAGCATGGAGAATCCGGTGGAGCGGGTGAACGCCATCACAATTTATTGTGATGGGAAGTATTTTACTTTTGGATTGAATTCGTTTACGGGTGTCTTGTCAAATCATCATGTCAAATGCTATGATGATGAAGCACAGATGCTCATGGATTTTCTCAACTTTTGGCAATCTCTTGCACCTGATATTGTCACTGGTTGGAACATCCGGTTCTTCGATATTCCATATCTCTTCTCTCGCATATCGGCATTGATGGGCGAGAAAGAAGCGAAGCGACTTTCGTTCTGGAATATCGTGAATCAGAAGGTGGTGAATCGCAAGAACAAAGATCACAATGTCTATGATCTTGCAGGGATTGCAACTCTAGATTACTACGAGTTGTATCTTACATTCACATACACCAACCAAGAGTCGTATCGTCTTGACAGCATTGCGAACATCGAACTGGGTGAAGGTAAACTTTCATATTCGGAGTACGAAAGTATTCATGAGTTCTACAAGAAGGACTTTCAAAAGTTCATTGAGTATAATGTTCACGATGTAACTCTGATCAAAAAGTTGGAGGAGAAGTTACGACTGATGGAACTGGCGGTTGCGCTGGCTTATTCAGCCAAAGTGAATCTGATGGATATTTTCAGTCAGGTTCGGACTTGGGACGCAATCGTTTTCCATCACTTGTATGAAAAAGGTGTAGTGATCCCACCGAAGAAACAGAACAGCAAGGATCGTCAGTATGCTGGCGCTTATGTCAAGGAACCAAAGCCTGGTCTTTATGATTGGGTTGTTTCTCTTGACTTGAATAGTCTGTATCCGCATTTGATCATGCAGTACAATATCTCGCCAGAAACCAAGACTGATTGGGGTAAGGCAGGATCTCTATCTCCCGATGGCATCTTTGATCGTGAAGATGGAAAACCAATAACATCTTTCATTGATCCAATTCAGGTCTTTAATGATGTCAAACAGCGAAATGAAGTTGTTGCTGCCAATGGTGTTACATTCCGCAAAGATGTTCAAGGTGTGTTTCCTGCCCTGATGGAAAAGATGTATAAGGAACGCAAGCATTTCAAGAATCTGATGATTGAAGCAGAGAAAAAGCGTGAGACTTGTACAGACGAAGATGAGAAGATCAAGTTGGATTATGATATCTCTAAGTATAACAACTTCCAACTCGTTCGTAAGATTCAATTAAATTCCGCTTATGGTGCAATTGGTAATGAGTATTTCCGTTATTACGATACAGACTTGGCGGAAGCAGTTACATTGTCTGGACAATTGAATATTCGATGGATTGAACGCGCACTAAACAAGTATCTAAACGAAACACTTAAGACAACGGATCTTGATTACATCATTGCAAGTGATACAGATTCGATTTACCTTTGTCTTGAATCCCTAGTAAAGAAGGTAATGAAGAATGAAACAGATGTTAATAAGATTGTGGACTTTCTTGACAAATCTGTCAATAAGGTAGTAGAACCATTCATCGAAGACAAGTATAAGGAACTTTCACAGTTGATGAACTGTGCTGGTAACTATATGCACATGAAGCGTGAAGTAATCGCAAGCAAAGGCATTTGGACTGCGAAGAAGCGTTACATGTTGAATGTGTGGGATAGCGAAGGTGTTCGATACAAAGAAGTAAAACTGAAGATCAAGGGTATCGAAACAACTCGTAGTTCGACTCCACAGATTGTACGAACGAAGTTGAAGAAGGCAATTGATATCATCATGAATGGCGATCAAGAAAAACTGATCGACTATGTGGCTGACTTCAAGAAAACATTCTTCTCCTTGCCTGCTGAAGATGTTGCGTTTCCTCGCAGCGTCAATGGCATGAAGGAGTACTATGATTCAAGTACGATCTATCGCAAGTCTACGCCAATCGCCGTGAAAGGCGCATTGTTACACAATCATCACATTCGTAAACTGAAGTTGGAAAAGAAGTATAAACTAATCACAGATGGCGACAAGATCAAGTTTGTGTATCTAAAGGCTCCAAATCCGGTTGGTGGTCCAAGCGGTAAAGATCAAGTTATTACTTTCCTAAATTCTCTTCCGATTGAACTTGATCTCAATAGATACATTGACTATGATATGCAGTTTGAGAAGACATTTTTAGATCCACTCAAGAACATTCTTGGTGTGATCGGTTGGACTGTGGAAAAACAAAACACTCTTGAGGATTATTTCGCATGAATATTAAATCACTACTAAAAGCAACTGGAAACAATGACGCAACCGTAGCAGCCGAGATGGATGATACCACGGCATTTATTGATACGGGTTCTTACACTTTGAATGCACTACTTAGTGGCAGCATTCATGGTGGTCTTCCGAATAATCGCATTACCTGTCTAGCAG